ATGTACTTAGAAGATTTGGTGGTCGTGGTTTTAAACTGGCAGGTCTTGGCATGGGTGCAAGCGCAATGGCAGTTTCCCAGTCCCGCGCAGCCACCGCAGCCCGAGGTGGAGTATTTGGTAGGTTAAGACAGGCTTATCGAGGCGGCGCTGGCGCTGGCGAGGTGGCGAGAGGTGGACGTATGGCAGGTCTTCGTCGAGCAGGACTTTCCAGCAAGCGCATGGTTAAAAACTTTGGAAAGGGATTAAATCCCAGAACAGCATTTCAAATAGCGCGTGGTCAAGTTCTCTCCTCACGAGGGCTAAAGATGGGTGCAAAATTGGGTCTTCGCGGAGGATTAGGTATAGCTGGAAAAATGGGCGCAAGATTGATCCCAGGTCTTGGAACTGCTCTAATGGCTTTTGAAGCCGTTAAATTTTTAGGACCAAAGCTACTAAAGGGTGTTAAGGGCGCGGGAAAAGCCATTCTTGGCGCTGGCAAAAAAATTCTTGGATTTTCCAACTCCGTGATTAAAGGGGGCTTTGGTTTGCTTAAAAAAGGTCTTGGCGGACTTTTTAAGGGCGGAAAGAAGCTCCTCGGTGGACTTTTGGGTGGCGGCAAGAAGATTATCTCTGGAGCAGCCGGTTTTCTTAAAAAAGGTCTTGGCGGACTTTTTAAGGGTGGTAAGAAGCTCCTCGGTGGGCTTGCAGGGCGAGCCAAAAGCCTCGTTCGCGGCGGCAAGAAAGTTCTCGGTGGGGTCTTTGGCGTCGGTAAGAAGCTTGCCGGTGGAATTATGCGCCGCACAGGTATCGGTATGGTCGCAAGAGGCGCAGGTGGAGCACTTAAAAAAGTAGGTCGCGGAATTGGTAAAGGTTTAAAGAAACTCAAGTTCTGGAATGAAGGAACAGACGCAACCCCATCTCTTAGTTCAAATCAGGTTCAAATTGCTGGCGATGGTGGACCCAACGCAGAGCCAGAAATGATTGTGCCGCCACCGAAATCAGCGGTCATTAACAATGCTAACCTAACGAATGCGCTTGAAGGTATGGCGGGCGGTGGTGCCGGTGATCCACAAATGGCATCTGCGATTAATAATTTAAGTGTAAAATTTGACACACTAATCGCAGAAGTTAAAAATCTTAACAACAGACCAATTAAAACCACAGCCGTGATTGGAAAAAACAACTTTCGCAGAGAGGTCAACGACCATTTCGGTAAGCCAGGAATCAGCCCAGTTAATTCTGCTGTATAATCACTATGCCAGTTCAACCAATAGCACGAAAAATGTTCGCCCCAGGAAGTACAGATTACAGCCTTATTTTTGTACACCAGGCAACAGGACACTCGGTAGAATTCCCAGCATCAATTCAGTCTTTTACGGACATACACACGCCAGAATTTTCTGAAAGAACATTCGCGGGAAGAATGGACCCTATTTACCAACAGTCAGCCATAATAAGAAACATAGACTTTACTTTTATTGTCGCAAATGGCTCGATTGAAGAGGCACGCCACAATCGACAAAGTGTTAATTTATTAATCCAAATGTTGTATCCAAAAATAGAACCTATCTCACGAGTGCCACATGGTTCTTATATTAATGTAAAGGGGCTAAGTTTTTTAAATGACACTAATGATGATAGGTATGTTACCTGCCTTATTAGGGGCATTAATTACTCATTAAATATTGAGCAGGGTTTTATTACACCCACGCGCGGCGAGATATATCCAATTCTTTTGGAGGTTAGTATTGCTGCTCAAGCAATTATCCCAACAATTCATTCCTTTGAGGAGGCAGAGGAATTGTTTAATTCTGAAAATTGGCAACAGCCTTATCCTCCAAGTTATCCAAACTATTATAAAAAGACATGAGCTATCATTTTTCAACTGTAAAAGAAACTGGCGACAACATATACTTTCCTTTAAGGATAAGTAGAGTATATGTGGACCCTAATAATATTGTCGCAGGCAGTAGCGATGATTTCGAAAGATATGTTTTCTTGACAAATTTTAATGAATCGTTTGAAGCAAACTGGAATTCCCCACCCGGTGCTTTTGGACAACTCAACCCATCTCATAAATATTCTCAAACAAATAGAAGAATAGAGATGAACTTTAAACTACCAGCAAGAAATGTATTAGATTCAAAAAGTAATCTTGATTTTTGTTCAAAAATGGCAAAGCTTGTTTATGGAAACTATTCTCTTAACATACAAGAATATAGCGCACAGGCTCAGGCAATTGCTCAACTTGGAGTTGCTGCCACAAATGCCACAGCCGTTGCCGCAGCCGCCTTGTCCGCAAATCCATCAACTCAACAAAGAATTGACCCAGGACAGCAAACTACTTTAAGCAGTGTTAGGTACAATTTTGAAGGAGCATTATTCAATATAAAAGTAAATTTTGGAGATCTAATACAAAATGAATTTGCTTTTTTTACAAACTTTTCTTTTACTCCAAACTTTGATGCAGGTGTTTTTGAGTACAACAAGACCAATGTTGATGGTGTGAACAAGGAAGTTGGTAAGTTTCAAGATGAAAAGGCAGCACAAGGCTATGGTGAATTGGAAGAGGATGCTCATGTATATCACTCCAACATAGGTGCTGTATACCCTAAAGAGATAGAGGTGTCAGTGTCATTTACCGTTTTACATGATTACCCACTTGGTTGGGGTGGTCCTCGCCGCGAAGGCGAACCACTTAAGTGGGCTCAGAATGAAGACAAAGATTGGCCACACGGCACAAAAGCAACTACTTTGCTTGACTATATGACCTCAGACCATATTCCACCACCCAGTCCGGGTCAAACCGGAAATCCAATAAACCCCGGATCCTATACATCGATATCGGGCTCCGTTGATTTTTCAATTGGCGCAGGTGGAGAAATTATAATTGAGGATTAATTCTATTGTCGCGTCTAATTATTAGTAGTTATGGCTTATACAAAAAAATTTAGAGATAGAAATCGTTTTATTTTTAAAAACAGTGATAAAACGTATAGCACTCTTTTAGAAAATAAAAACATTTCTAACCTACAACAGTATTCCACTAAAACATTACCGGACATACAAAAAATCCCAGGGCTTAGTTATGTTACGCATGTTTGGAAAATAGGAGACAGGTACTTTAAACTTGCCAATCAATATTATCAGCGCCCAGAGTTATGGTGGGTAATTGCCCTTTATAACAAAAAGCCATCAGAATCTAATGTAAACATAGGCGACGTTATATTGATCCCAACTCCGATTGATAGTATATTATATTATTTGTAGGTGATTTATGTCAGACGTTACTTTAGCAAACTATAGAATTCAAGCTTACCTTCTCGCCAACGCGGAAGAGTTAATTTGGAGAACCGGAAGAACTGGGCTTGGGATGTCGTTTTCAGGACTTACCGGCTCGACACCTCAGAATCCGCAACCGTGTTTTATCAAAAAGGCTATTCCAGATAGTCCTAATAGTTCTTTGGACCCTAAGAACTTTATTGCTAACAGTATGACGGAAAAAGAAAAGATCACATTTATCGATGATCTGCCAAATTATATAAGAACCAATTTGTATCCATATGTCAATGTTTACAAAACAATAATAATTGGAGACAAAGAGGGAGATATACTTCTATCCACAAAAGGAAATCAAGATAACATATACCAGGCAACAGCCCCCAATCAAATTAGTAACCCTGGCGTTAACATTGAAGATATTGAGATTGTTAGGCTCGGTGGAAACCCAGCAGAGATTGATACCAATATTACATTTAAAATGACTTTGTACGCTCAAAAACTTGGGCATTTTTTTGATAGGCAAAAAATTTCAAAAAATATAAGGAAAAATTTCACTGGTACAACACCCGCTGAGATGCAACGTGAGTTTGATGAAGGCGTTGCTTGGGTCGATCTAATCAAAACAGACTTAACAAAAGATAACCTTACGCTTTCTGGAGAGCCCATGGAAAGGTTTGCGAAGCGTTTTGGTGTTGATTTAAAAAGCGGTGTGTTTAAACAAGCTGCAAACGGAGATTTTTACGATTCAACTAAACAAAGAATTAAGGTAGAAATAGGATATGCGCCAATACCAGATTCCGTATATTCAAACATGCCCAAACCTCCTTCAGCAGACATTCAAGAAAAAATACAAGCTATGCTTGAGGCTCAAAAGGAAATTTATTATTTAAATCTCGTTCAAAATGAAATTCAATTTAATGAGCGAGAGGGCACTACAATAACTTTGGATTTTGTTGCTGCCACCGGATTGTCAACAACTTCTCGAACTAATGATGTAATGTATGATCCTTGGTTCTTCGAGTCAGAACTAAGGCTTAATGACCAAAGATGTAAAATACAAAAAACTCTTCCAGAACCAGAAACTGGGGCAGTAGTAATTCCAGATTTTGTTGTGGATCCATTTGCTGAAACAAGCATCAGCGGACCTGGGAGGCTGGGTGCCAAACAACGAGGGCTTCTCGACACCGGCACCGTAGACTTAAGCAATTTTGATGAAGAAGCTAGAAGTGGTGAATTAAACGACGAGGACAGCAAACAAGCAGGGCTCACAAAAATTCAAAATTCTCTTGATAAGTTGATGATGTTAAAGAGAAATCTACTAATCAATGGATTATATGGTGTTATGCTGTTGCATTCTAATGGCGACGAAATTCCTGACAAATATAAAGAAGACAATATGAATCGGAATCAAATGAAATCTCGTGTTTATTTAACATTCGCACGAACTGAACATGTTCTTAATAAGATTAATTCTTACTTATCTCCAATCGGCAAGGGCACCCGGCACCAACAAAACAGAGTGAACAGAGGAGTGCCAGGTGCCACCCAACCGGCAGCACCCAGCGGTAATCCGTGGGTACAAAACCTTGGCGATGTTTACTTTTTGTCAGAAGAGGTATTGCCAGGGGCGACTGATAATGATATTCCGGCTGACGAGGTTGAGCTTTTGGCTGGTCTCGACAACCTGGGCAATCAAACAGATGAAGAAATTATGGGTGCCCTCACAAGCAATGATGTCTCCAACATTATTGAAAAAGATGAAGTTCAGATTGAGTTCACTTTTTTGGGTGATCTAATCGAAGTTGCGCTTGAAGTTTTAACTGCCAACAATAGGTTTGGCGAAGGCGCTCAACAGCAAGATATGCGAAACAAGCTATTTAAAAAATCAACTAACTTGATATATTCTGGAAACAGTGTCGAAGAAGCCGCAAAAACAGGATTCATTAGACCATTTTATTGGGAGTCCTCTGTTGACCAAGTTAGACAAGATAGAATTTTAGAACTCCACAAGCACCTGGGAGATATCATAGTGGGTGATGTTACATATCAAAACCCAGCAAATCCCAATGAAGAGATCACAATTAATATTACCGATATACCAATTGCTATGGTTGAGTTTAAAAAATGGTTTGCCGCAAATATTGGTGGCTCTCGAAGAAGCACGTTTTATATTAAAGACTATATTAACGCATTGATAAGATGGGCTGTCAGATTATTTGATGAAGCTGGTAAGTCAGATGGCAAAAATACGACAAATGTTGAACCGCCAGAGATTTTATCAAATAAATATAATGTTAATTCTGATAAGACAAAGGGTCTTTTTGTTCCTGCCGATGCCGCCGAGTGGGCAAATCGAGGAGTTAGCGGTGTTGACCAATCTACTAGTGCTATAAAAATGTCAGATATTGACAACATTGTAAACAATCAAGCAAGTAGTTTGTCACCAGTATCTGTGACTATTATTAGCACAGCACCTGATCTAAACCTACCGCTGCCAGTAGGTCAGACAAGGAGAGCAAGAGATAGAGAGAAGAATATACCACACGTTTCAATTAATAGTCCACAAAATGGCTGTGTTAGAAATATCATCTTCCAGAGAGAGGACATGCCTGGGCTTCGTGAGGCAAGAATGTTTGAAGGCGAAGATTTCGGCGGAACTTCATTGTTGCGGGAAAAATACAATGCCTCATTACAATTAGAAGGCAACAACTTCTTTAAACCGGGCACCTCTTTTTATGTTGACCCAAGTCCGCTCGATCTGGGATATACGGACGATATTGAGTCATTCGCCCGTCAGCTAGGTCTCGGTGGGTATTATTATTGTCATCGTGTTACACATACTTTAACTTTGGGCGAGTCTCTAGATTGGGAAACTAATTTGCAAAGTAAGTGGGATTCATTCGGTGACGAGGTAAAGTTTGTTCCAGACCCCGATTTAAGACGAGATAAGTGTACCACTTCATATTTAGGTCGTTATGCCAGCGCGATTGATATGGATAACCCACAAGATGAAAAACGTGTTGAAACTCTTGCGCGTCAATATGCCCAAGCAATCGCAGACAGGAACAATCCATGAGAGTATCTAAAACACCAAGCGGCACGATCTTTGCTTCAGAAAAGGTTTTCAGAGAATTTATACGACAACAGTCATCGTGTGATAACTATTTTTCAATTGCTGACAATCCGTTCTACGGTAAAATAAATTCAAGCGGAGACATTGTATATTTATCCGAAAAGTATTTATCAACTTTATCAACCAAGGACGATAAGACTGTATATGCTTTGAACTTTGTTGTGGATGCTTTTAAAGATTTTAAGTTATACTATCAAAAAGCGATCAATTCAAATATTGTTAAAAAGGATGGCTTAAGAGAGGCGATCTATCCAGTTAAGGGCTGGAAAAGTGTTCATGAACTTTATGCCTATGGTATCCAGGGATTGTATTACATTCTGATTAATAAATATTTACAAGACCCTATAAAAACAAATGGGGCAATTACAAAAAACTTTGATGATTTCATGAAACTCTCTACTGACTTGTTCAAAAAATTTGGTAAAAACGTCAACTTATCAAGATCATCTTTTCTGCTTTCAAGAAGTTGCCCCCTGTCTACAACTGGGTTGGCTATCGAAATACTACCAGACGTTGGAGACTTTGAAATTTTTACAAGTATTAATTACGATTTTTTCTTAAGATCTTTAAAGAAATTTGGATTTATGATGGATATAAATTATCCGAAAAGAATTGTAGCAGACATAGGGTCACCAGCGATGCAGAAATACATGGATCGATATGGCTTAACAATGAATAATTTATTTAGCAATTATTTTTACAAAGCAAAAGATTATGATTATGATTTGATTAAGATCTACCTCATACAATTTTATAACAATTATACTAATGATTATCCGATTTTGTCTAAAGTTGAAAAAGCAGGAAGAGTTAATATTGAAAAATATTATTTCGAAAGCGTTAAGGAACTGGGGTTAAAAAAAATTCCGTTTCCAACGCAAAGAATTGCCTGTGACAGATCTTTAATAGATGTAATCAAGCGCCAGAAACTTTCACAGGAACAACTAGATACTCTTTATAACGATGCTTATTGGATTGCTTACTATCCCCAAATGATGAATTATGAAATGGGCAACCCTTTGGATAAACGTAAAATAAAAAAAGTTGTAAAAAATTCGCAAAACATATACAAAATAGATGGTATTGCTGCTGCAAAAGGTTATGTTAATACTGTCTTCAAACTGTTGCGTTTTCCCACTGGAGGACAAATTTCAATTGCCCCCCGTAAAAATACTGTGTTGACATCTCCTTCAGCATCTGATACAATAGGACCATCTACAACAGCTACTACTTCTACCTCTGGCGGCTCCACATCAGGTGGCTCCTCTGGTGGTGGATATTAAGAGTGTTACTTGTTAATTCAAACATTAGACGATAAAAGACACTGCGTCGGCATTTATCACGACGGCAAGCTCATCTATGACTGCGAAGAATTTGACTTCGACGCTGTAACTGCGACTTGGAATTACAATCCAGTTTTTTCACAAAAAGGTGCTCTTATCGCCTCGCTATTCGTCGGTGGCAAATCGCTTGATGAAGTTTGTCCGTCTTTTCTTCGGCATCGCTGGGATGGCATTAACGCTCGTCTGAACGCCTTTTACAAGTCGTTTTCTACTGCCAAGATAAGCATGGATATCCACTGTTTCTTTGACCTTGTGCCTCAACGGTTTCTCCTTGAATATTGCGAGGTCAAAAACAAAATCACGGACCATATCGTCAACACTTACACCAAGCCTGCGAACTATGAGTTTCTCAGAGATCTGGCAGAACTAACGTATGATATTAGCCAGAAACCATTGAGGGTTGACTACTCCGAAATTGCAAGAGAGAGTCACAAGTTAAAGGTTCGCAATTTTATTAGAAAATGTAAGTATATCCGACCCTATATCAAATATAATATGTTTGGAACCAAAACTGGACGTATGACAACTTATAAGAACTATTTTCCAATCCTCACGCTTGATAGCGACTACCGCACGATTATCAAACCAACAAACGATTATTTCGTGGAGTTTGACTACAACGCAGCGGAACTTCGTGTCCTACTGGGTCTTAGTGGTAAAGAGCAGCCCATCGAAGATCTTCATACTTGGAACTTGAACAATGTGTATAGCGGAGTTGGAAGTAGGGAGGAGGCAAAAAAGCGTATCTTTGCTTGGCTTTACAACCCTCAGTCAAAAGACTTTGCCTCTAATCGTGTCTATGAACGCGAGAGTGTTTTAAGAAAATACTGGAACGGACAAGTTGTAATAACTCCGATGGATCGTGTAATTCAAGCGGATAAACACCACGCACTAAACTATTTAATACAGAGCACGACCAGCGATATCGTGTTGTCACGAGCATTCAAAATTGCCGAGAAACTTAAAGACAAAAACTCCTTTATTTCTTTCACGCTTCATGATAGTATTATTATAGACTTTGATGATAGCGAAAGAGAGTTGGTGGAGGAGTTATTGAACATCTTTTCTCAAACACCTCTTGGCAAGTTTCAAGTCAACCTTAGCGCTGGCAAATCTTACGGGGATATGAGGAGGATTGAATGGACACAATAGTCGGACTTGGAAAAGCCGGTTGTGCTATTGCGGATAAGTTCGCAAAATACCCTCAGTATAAGGTCTTTAAGATTGACTCCGAGGGATTGGATTCAAAAAATAAAAACAACTATGTCCTATCCAAACAGAGCAATCCAGAGGATTATGAAACAAGTGTCCGCTCCATGAAGACTTTCTTTAAAAGAATCACGGACGATGTTCTTTTTATTCTATCTGGCTCTGGTATGATTTCAGGCTCGGCTTTGCAAATCTTAAAAAACTTAAAAGACAGGAATGTCAACATTCTTTATATCAAGCCAGACTTGGAATTTCTTGGACACAACAACATTCTTCAAGAGCGTGTTGTAAGAAATGTTCTACAAGAATACACTCGCTCTGGTCTTTTTAATCGTATCTTTCTTGTAGACAACAAGAGAATAGAACAAATTCTTGGTGAAGTTCCAATTATTGGTTATTATGACAAATTAAATGAACTTATCGTTTCTACTTTCCACATGGTCAATATATACAACCACCAAGAAGCTATCCATGCAACCCCATTTGATACAGCAGATACAACACGCATTTCCACACTTGGAATATTAAATGTTGATGAGGGTGAAGAAAAATTGTTTTTTTCTCTTGACAACATCCGAGAGAAGTGTTATTATTATGCTATCAACTCAAAAGTTTTAGAAACAGACGGAAAGCTTTTGCGAACACTAACTGACAATATTAATAAAAACATTGGAAAAGAAGTTCGTGCCGGATTTCAGGTTTATTCTACCTCTTACGAGCAGAACTACGGTTACTTGGTTGTGAATACCGAGAAGACCAACAATTAGGAATTATATGAAAACCGTACTAACCTTTCTTAAAAACCACTGGAAAAGAATGACTACTCTGTTCGTTCTTTCAATGGTTGGGACTTTTGCTGCAATTCAAGTTCACAAAAGTGGTATTGAAGTTGGAAAACATGTCGGACGATGTGAAGTAACTTGTGCCCTCTTTATGGGCGACTTTATCGCTTACGATGATGAAGGCTGTCAATGCGAGTTGGCACATGGGTTTATTATCACAGTTCCGATTAATCCAAATTATTTTGAAAATTCTTTGACAGAAGAATAAAACTATGTTACAATCTTTAATAGCAAAGCGAGAGATTTATCGCTTTGACTCTAGACCAACCAGTCACAAACCAACAAGGAGATAAAAATGGCAATTAATCTAGATAAAATGAGAGAGCGCAAAGCAGCGCTCGAAGGCAAAGGCGGCGGCAACCGCGATACATTCTGGCGTCCACAAGATGGGGAACAGTGTATTCGTATTGTTCCCACTGCTGACGGCGACCCCTTTAAGGACTTCTGGTTCCACTATAATGTGGGCAACAACCCAGGGTTCCTTAGTCCGAAGAGAAACTTCGGAGAAGAGGATCCGCTAAATGATTTTGTTCGGAAGCTTTTTAATGAGGGCACCGAAGAAAGTATTAAGATGGCGAAGTCACTTATGGCACGTCAAAGATTTTTCTCCCCCGTTCTCGTAAGAGGCGAGGAAGATAGAGGTGTCCGTATCTGGGGATATGGAAAGCAAGTTTATGAGCAATTGCTCAATCTTGTTCTCAACCCAGAATACGGAGATATTACCGACACGGAAACGGGAACAGATCTCGTTCTCCATTATGGTAAGCCCCCAGGAGCAAGCTTCCCACAAACGAAGCTGACTCCCCGTCGTCGCTCTTCCGTTCTTTGTGATGATGCAGTCGGCGGTGATGACCGTTGCGCGGAATTGCTTGAAAGCATTCCTGAATTCGATACGCTTTTTGAGCGTAAAACGCCAGAAGAAGTTGGAGCACTATTAGATGCTTATCTGCTTGGCGAAGAAGGCACCACGGAGGATACTAATACTACAACCCCTCCTCCCTCCACTGACACAGTATCCTCTGTTGATGCTGCCTTCAACGAACTCATGGGAGCGTAATCCCCGCGCCCACAGGGAGGCACAGGGTTATCAGGTGCCTCACACCTTTA